TCATCATCAGTAGGATTAAAACCTTCTTCTTTTAAATCTGCATCTATTGCTAGAGCAGCAGCAGTTCTTATTTTATCATCACCAAACCAATCATTTTTTTCTGCCCAACTTTGTGCTTTAGGGTCTGCTGTTGGTTGTGGTTGATATTGAGGTTGTTGCACTTGTTGTTGTGGTTGAACCTCTGGTTCTTTAAACTGCTGTTTTGTTGCACCTACTGATTTTAAATCATTCTGTGCATCATTTAGAAACTCTTGAGCTTTTAATATTTTATCAGCATCTCCTTCTTGATGTGCTGTTGTATATGCATTTCTTGCAAGCTCTAATTTATCTTTTAATTGTTTTTCAGTTGCATCTAAATTTAATTTACTTATATTTGTAAACTCTTTTTGTGTATTAGATAATTTAGATGTTAGTTCTTCATTTTGTTTAATTAATCTAGCAACTTCATCATCTCTATCTTTTCTTTGCTTTATTAATTGTCTAATTCTTTTTTCTGCACCTTTTGTATTTATACCTTCAAGTTCTTTAGGTTCTTCTTTTTTAACTTCAGGTTCTGGTGTTTTTACTTCTTGTTTTACTTCTTCTTTTTTTGGTTCGTCTTTTTCTACTTCAAATTCTATTTTGTCTTCTTTTGGTTTTTCAGTTTGGACTTGACTCCATTCTTGCTCTTGTTGCATTATATTCCCTTTCGTTGCTAACGACACATACGAGTTACGTTATATTAATATTATACTATATTATTTTAAAGTATGCAAGTATTATTACACACTATATTTAGATAAATTAAAAGTAGGGTCTAATGTTTTAGGACTTTCTACTTTCATAATTATCTGGTCATCAAATAAAAGAATATACTTTATTCCTTTATAATGTATCTTTTGACCTGTATGTTTACCATAACATACATAATCATTTAATTCACACCAAGGTCCTTTAGGAAACTTTTCCATATCATGATAAGCTAAATCACCCATAGCAACAACTTGTCCTACTGTAGTAAGATAAGCCATATCATCTCTGGTAGAGTCTGGTAATAATATACCACCTTTAGTTTTTTCTTTTATTGAAACAGGTCTTACTAAAACATGATACCCAGGTAAATCTGGTAACATATCTGGATTTAATTTATCTTCATCTGAAATCCACATATCATTTTTAATACTTTTTGCCATGCCTACTTGTTGCATTATTCTTCTTCTCCTTCATACATTTTTTTTGTTATAGTTTTAATTACCTCAATAGACCATTCAATACCTTGTATACGACCTACGAGTTGTTTATAATTAGCAAATGAATCTGCTTGTCCATTTGCTAAATTAATTCTTAATAAGTTAAGCTCCTCGTCAAATTTACGAAGAGCTTCATTAGATACTTCCATTTATCTTATTACGCAATAGTTGCAATAGGTGTAGATACTGTTTCAGCTTTCCATTTGGAATTAGTACCATCATCAGTAATACAAGTAAGTTTTACTCTAGCATTTACTGCTACTGAGTTAGGTAAAGTTAAAGTATCTCCATCAATATCACTAGCAGGGTTAGCTGCAGTACCACCTGTAAGTTGTAACATTCCAAAAAAATCAGAAACATCTGAACCTGGTAATACAAAAGTAACTGTTTTACTACCACCAACTGCAGTAGTTACAATAAACTCATATGTAGTTCCATTATTTTCTGTACTTAATGCAGGCATATTTACTACAATATCCCCAGTACCATCTATTTCAAATAAAGTTCCTGATTGAGCTCTAGTTAAAGTAGTAGTTACGTCAGCTCCTGTATTTAATGTAGTATTATCTACAGTCTGTCTAAAAGTAGGTCTTGTACTATAAATTGCTTCTTCAGTAATTGCTCCTGTAGTTGCATTTTTTGATATAGCTTTAAAGCCATCTTCAGACCTAATTGGTCCACTAAAAGTTGTGTTTGCCATAATTTATTCTCCTTTATAAAATTATACCTATAGTCTTGGCTTGTCTGCTAGGGCAGTCTATAGGAAAAAATATCCCTAGTTATTCTTTTCTTGTTTAGAATCTTCTAGTATTGCTTTAGACATTACATCTAATAACTTCATACTTCTTTGTCTTTCATCTAAGTTTTCCATATTCATAACTTTTTCTAAAGACTGTGCTCGTATCTTTTCTAAATCTATTTGTGATTTTTGTTCTGCTATTTCTGACTTTGCTAATAAATCTAATAGCTTCATTGTTTCTTTACTTTGTCTATCAAGGTCACCTTTTTCTTTTTTCATCATAGCTGTTTGACCTGCAACTCCTGCATCCTTCATTAACTTAGCTTCTTCTAATTGTAGCTTCTGAGCATCTAATGAAGATTCAACATTTAGTTTAGCTTCTTCCATTTTTAATTCTTTTTCTTTTAATCCTACTTCAGCTTGTTTTAATGCAACTAATTGTTGTTCAGGTGATTGAGCTTGACCCATAGCTTGATTAGCATTTAATACTTGTTGTGCTGCTTGAGCCATTGCCATTTCTGCTATTGAAGCAACTTGTGATTGTTCTGGTGGTAATTGTTCTAGTCCCATTCTTGTAATACCATTAACTTGTTCTTGATATTTCATAATAGAATGTTCTTGTATATTAGCTTCTAAGATTGGTCTTAGTCTAGCCATAATAGGATTAGCACCATTTTGAGGGTCTTGTAAATATGCCATCTTTGTTTGAATATGGGCATCATGATTTTGACCTTCAAATGCTTTTATTGGAATACCTTTTGTTGCTGCCATAATATCTGATATTGGGTCCATCTGTTGTGGTTCTTTTTTAGGTGGAAGTATCTCTTCTATATTAGGCATATTAGCAGCATTTAATATTGTTCTATTTAATGCTTCTATATTAAACATACCAGGAGGTGATTGTTGAGCCATCTGGAGAGCCATTTGAGCTAACATCATTCTATGTGCATTAGAAGGAATGTTAGGGTCTGAGACAGGGATTACATCAACCCTTCCATCAAAATCTTTCTTAAACACACTTTGTTCAGCATAAGGAACTTCATAAGGATAGTTCATAGGTAAATATTCTGAATCTATACGAGCAAGAATTTTAAACTCTTCTCTTTGAGCTTTATGTAATCTTTTATGTATAGCTGAGAAAAATTTACTAGAAGCTTCTAATAAAGCCATAGTTGTACCAACAGGTCCATAGGATGCTGCATCAGAAACAATTTTTTCTGTGCTATCAGCAAACTTCTGACCTGCTGCTGTTACGAAACCTAACATCTGAAATAGAGTAGAGGAAGGCTCTTTATAGGGGAGAGGAATAATTGCCTTGCTTAAGTCTACTCCAGTTGCTTCTATTTCTTTAAATTCACCAGGACTAATTGGTTCATTATCACCAACAAGTCGTACACCTTTTGCTTTGAATCCTCCTGGTAAGTTTGCAAATTGACCTGCGTCTACTAGGCTTCTCATAGCTGCAGTTGCAGTCATAGTTAAGTTACCTAGAAAGTGCATCAAGCCAAACCCATAGAATCCAAATCCAGGAACAAATCTGTAGTGGACAAAATGGGAAATCTTTTGTTGTTGTTTATCTTCTTTCTTATAGTTTCTTCTAATACTTAAAATAGTTCTAGATTGCTCTTCCACAGTAACAATGTAGGGAAGAGCATACTCTTCATCTATTTCTAAATAACAATGTTGTTCTAATAATGTATATTGTGGGTCACTATTATCTGTAGGAGACAATCCTAAAATAGTATCCATCTTTTCTGATAAAGATGTAGGACTAGGATAAGAAGCTTCAGGTAAATCTATATCGTCATAAATACCTGTACGCATATCTTTATCTAAATCTACTGGGCTTCTATAAATAACATGTGTATATCTATCTGCTTTACGTAAGTTAGAAGCATAGTAAGAAACATAAAATTGGTCTATAGGAACAAATTCTGATACTGGTCTTTTTAAAGTAGCATCATAATAAACTTTTTTAAATGCAGAACCTATTAAAGGTAAGTGAAATAACATTCTTTCAAACTCATCAAAGTATTCTGGCATTTGCTCAGTTACTTGATAATTCATAAAATCTTTTACTCTATTAGATTGTAATTGTCTTTCAGGAGTTACCTTTCCTAATATCTGAGTTTTAACTGGACCATTTGCAGGAAACATTTCCTGTATAGCTTTTGATTGAAACTTAACTGCTGATTCAATTAACATAGGATGTACTGCTGTGCATGCACCTTCAAAAGGTTCAGAAGTATCTTGTATTTTTAATCCTAATAAATCAAATCCTCTTTCAAACATAGACTCCCATTCTGCTCTAGAATCTTTGTCTGCTGTATAATTACTAATTACATCTTCTGTTATTTTTGTTAATTGTTCGTCATCTAAGGTATCAGCTATATTACCATACCATTCTTTCATTTCACTTTCAGGTTCCATTTCTATATTAACCTGAGTAAAATCTACAGTAACTCCCCCATCATCATCTGCTTCAAAAGTTGGTGAGCCTGTTGCTTCTTTAATTTGTTCTGGAAGTTGTACTACATTTGATAATGTTTCCTCAATCTTATCAAATGGATTTTTTTCTATTGCCATTAATTATCCCCTTTACATGCACACATCATCATAGTGTGCATTACAACTTCTTCTGTAATTATTTAAATCAGAAGCAGTTGCTTTATTAATAAATAAATTTTTAATGAGTTGTGTCCCTATTTTTAATATTGACATTTTTCCCCTTTAATGCATATTATAACATTAAGTTCTCCAGTATGCAACCTTTTTTTTCATAGGTGGGTCATCCCACTCTGGGTCTTCAGGATGCTCTAAATGCCATGACTCTTTCATATAATGTATTGCCATAACCATAGCATCTACTTGGTCATCATGAGCAGCATTTGGAAAACGTAACATTTCTTCTAATAAGTCTTCTGACCATTTCTTATTATTTGGTATCCATACTTGACCTGCTTCTATTAAAGGTGAAGCTGCATATACTCTAGCAACTTTATCTCTATCAGGTAAATATTCTAAAACAGGTAAACCTGCTCTTCTCATATCTTGAATTAGTGATTGACCAGATGCTTTCTTTTCTATCATACAAACATCAGGTCTGTGTTCATCATACAGTTGTTGTGAAATACGTCTTAGTTCTGGATATTCAAATCTACCTTTTACATTTCCTAATAATATTAAATTATTTTTCCAGGATTCATAACCACGTTCATCTGTATCCATATAAGAAAAGATACCCCATGTTTGTATTACACTATAGTCTGCTGTTGTTCTTGTAGAAAATGCAGTATCATAAGTTTGTATTATAAATTCACAAGGAGGTGGTTCTTCTTGGTCCCACCATTGTATCCATTTCTTTTTTATTATTCCTCCTTCATCAGGAGTTGGGTCTTGCATGTAGAGTGCATTCCAATATCTAGCTCCATTGGATGCTTTTATCTCTGCTTCATCTACAGCAAGCACTTCATTAGGCTTCCATTCTGGAAAATAACTACTACCTACTGGTAACTGCAGTAACGAAGCTGACTCCTCGTCTAACCAGGCAGGTATTCTTATAACTTCCCAAGGAGCAACACTATGTTCATCTTGTTGCTTCAATAACCAACCACACAAATCATCATAGTGGTACCTTGTATTAATTATTAATATAGAACCATTAGGCATTATACGAGTTCTAAGACCTGCAGGGTACCATTCTTTAACATATCTACGACCTGCTTCAGAATAGGAGTCTTCTTCAGACATCACATCATCTAATATAGCTATGTGAGCTCCACGACCTGCAATTTGTGACCTAACACCTGCAGCATAATACATGCCACCTAGGTTTGTCTTCCATTTACCTGCAGCTCTAACGTCACTTCTTAGGGAAACACCTTTGAATATGTTTGTAAATCGTTCATCATTAACAATATCTCTAACACTTCTACCAAAATCACTAGATAATTGGTCACTATGAGAAACAGTAAGAACTTCATGGTCTGGATTACGACCTATATACCAGGCAGGAAACAATTTAGAACAAATTACAGACTTAGAACTTCTAGGTGGTAAGAAAACCATTAGTCTTTTTATCTCACCTGATTCTAATTGTTGTAGTTTTTCTGATATTACTTCTATATGTCTTCCCATCTTAAAGTCTGAGACAATAGATGGAGCCATTTGTCTAACAAAAGTAATGAAATCTGTTTTAGATTGCTGTTGAACCTTTGTGCTAAGTAGATTATTTAAATCTAAGAAAGGTTTAAGAGTCTCTATAGTCTCTATAGTATCCAATATACTAATATCCTATTGTATGTTATTATATTTCTTATAAGAAAACAATAAAAGAAAAACAAAAATACTAAATGTTTCTTATATCTTTATATATTATATATAATTATACACTACTCCCCCACTTGTGTCAAGTATTATTTTTATATTTAGATGAAAAAGTCATAGATTTTGGTGCATATATGTCACTACTGTTATATATATATGCATGCGTGTGCGTTTGTTTGCGTACGTACGTGCATATGTGCATTATGTGAGGAATTTTGCAGGAAAAAAGATACCTTATTTATTAATTAACTGTATGAATGTAATGAATACATTAATTAATTAAATAAATTATAGAATTTGTAGAGATTTGTTGGTGTTTTTGTTAGATATTTTATGGAATTTGTGATGATGATGCGTGTATATATCGTCTTGCATGTTCCATAGAATATGGAATGACATAACACACACAAGGATTCCACGATTTCGTAAGTATTTGTTATTATTAATTAAATATAATATACATAACGTAGTTATGAATATATATTATATTTAATTATATTTAATATATTCATCTTTTCAACAACCAATGGAGATATAAATGCAATACATTTATGATGATTATGACGATACGATTTACAAAGTAAAAATGAGCCAAGCACAATTCAATGCAAGTCGTTTGTGTTACTACATGGAAGAAACTTCAGTTTCTGGTGAAGTAACTGTGACACCTATGATGAGTGACACAGATGTTGGCTTTGCCATAGAAGTGGAGATTGAATAATGATTTACGATAGTAAAACAAAAGATATGCAAATCATTCTTAGGAATGAACTAAGACAAGCTAAGATAATGCGAAAGCATCAAAGAGAACTAAATAGGATTAGAAATCCTAAAGGCAATGGATATTTAGTATTAAGAATACTATGCTTGTTTATTGTTTTTCTTTCAGCTTTTGTTGGAACATTAATGTTCATTACTGATTGGGAATGGCAACAACATATTACCTATGCAATAGGTACTTTTGCGTGGTTTGTATGTGTTCCTACATTTGCCCTTGCATTTGGGTATTCATTCGTTATGCAAGGAATGGAATAATAATTAATTATAATATACATAAGGAACTTATGAATATATATTATAATTAATTAAATAACTTTTTAGGAGATGATATGAAGATTACAAAAACTTCAATACTTTCTGGTATAACCAGAACAAAAGAAATTAATGTTAATCAATCACAGATTGACAAATGGGTAGCAGGTATGCTTATTCAAGATGCTATGCCTGACGTATCTGTTGATGAACGAGAGTTCATTATGACAGGAAGCACTTCTGAGGAGTGGGATTCAACATTTAATGAGGAGGGATAAACTATGAGTGATTATGAAAAATTAGAATGGTTACATTTTGCTATTACAGAAGCAATTAATGGTAATACTGGAGAACTTTCTAATGCTTTAGAAATACTAGAACAGTTAAGAGAACCACATTTAACAAGGAGTAAACTATGTTTATAGATTTTCACAACTTATCAAAGATAAGCGAATCAGTAAAGCATAGCTATCGTAGAGGTATGTATAGCTATGATAATGCAGTACGAGACCTAGTAGAACTAGGTTACTCTGAAGATGAAGCTGAGGAATTTCTTTTAGAAGCTACAACTCAATATAGTTATTGAGGTGTAATATGAAAAGATATACCAAAGAAACCAACATAGATGTTGAAAAGTATTTAGCATCTATTCAGATTAGGTTCTATAAAGTTACAAGTAATCTTTATAGAGTTTACAAAGGAAGATATACCTATGGTTATGTACCTAGTACAGGTAGATGGTTTAGGTATTATACAGGAAAGCAAATAAAACACTACAGAAGTAGTGGTGTGAAAGACTTTGCTACTTATCTATTTGCTAACATAATTAATAATTATTATATGAATGTTAGTGAATATAATAATAATTAATTAATAAGGAGGTCGTTATGGCTAGATGGGAATGGACTGAAGAAACTCAAAAAGAGTTTGAAGAAATGCAAGAGAAGTGCAGACAATTTTCTATAGTTATAGATAACTTTAGGGAGAATGTTACAAGAAATGCTGAATCTATGGAAGAGATAGATAATTGCGTTAGTAAATTTGAACACGAGGTATCTATGATGGAAGAAAATTTTAGAAAAATGAAACATAACTGTTTCTAAACAATAACAATAGGAGTGATTATGCTTTTTGATTTATCAAAACTACCTATCAATATTCGTAATGATATTCTTACGAATGATAGATATACGAAAATGTTCAATGAGTTTCCTAAGAAACTCTTAGGATTCTCAAAGGACTACAAGACCTCTAAAGGTCTTAAGAAAGGTGTGCTTACAGGTATATTATACCTATCACCTGCAGATAGTTCTGGTGTAAACCTATGCCCTATGGCAGAGATTGCTAAGTGCAAAGCACCTTGCTTATTTACAGCAGGTCGTGGTGCTATGAACATAGTTCAAATGGGTAGACTTAGAAAAACTTTGATGTACTTACAGTACCCAGATAAATTTAAAAGTATGCTCATTGCAGACATAGAAACTTTACAACGTAAAGCTAAACGTGATGGTATGATACCTATGGTACGACTGAATGGTACTAGCGATATACGTTGGGAAGTGGTATTTCCTGAGATATTTTCCATATTTTATGGAATACAGTTCTATGATTATACGAAGATATCTAATCGAAGATTAGGTAATATACAGAATTACGACTTAACTTTTAGTTACTCTGGAGTAAAAGACTACCAGAAGTTTGTCATGGATTCTATAAAATATAGAATGAGAATGGCAGTCGTATTTAAGAAACATCTACCTAAGACTTTCATGGGAATGAAAGTAGTTAATGGTGATGATACAGACTTACGACCATATGATGCACAAGGTGTGGTTGTAGGTTTGATTGCTAAGGGCAAAGCTAGACATGATACGTCAGGCTTTGTAGTTAATAACTAATTAATAAAAAATATTATAAGTTTTACGAATAATATTTTATAATTAATTAATAAGGAGTTTACGAATGAAGAAACCAAACATAACTTCAGTACATTATTTCGCTGAGATACTTGCTGATAACCTTTCACATCTAGTGAGAGTAAGAAAGTCTAAGTTCAATGAAGCATATAATGATGCTGAAGGAACTTTGTCTACCAGAGAAGAAGTAGAAGGTGATGTGAAGAAGATAATTCTTCAAGCATCTGCTTAATCTCTACCTGATTGGTAACTTTGCAGGGTAACTAAAGTTACAGAATTTTTTAACAATTTCTAAATTTTACAAGGAGTTACTTATGAAAGTATCACAACTATTAAACGACCTACAAGCAAAGAAATCTAACACAGGTTATGCACAACTTACACCTAATACAAATGTATTAGACCACAACAAAATGATTTACATAGTAAAGAGAAGTCATGGTTGGTATAAGATTGGTGTAACCAAAAACATTGACAATAGAATTGCACAGATGCAATCATATTCGCCAGAAAAACTATCTCTAGTAAGTGCTTTACCTTTAGAAGGTATGGTATACTTTATCGAGAGAGCAGTTCTTAATACATTAAGAAACAATCTACCTGTCAACGCAACAAGTGGCGAGTGGGTTAAGTTACAAGGCGATATCGAAGATATTAAAAATATGTTTGAACTTGTAGTCAAGACCATTGTAAATGGTACGAGAAGAAATATCAGAGCAGAGAACTTGAGAAAACAAAAGTTACTTGCTACCTATGGTATCAATGAAGGACAATCAAAGGTTAGGATTGCTTTCAAAAAGTAACATTTCTTGTAGCCCTCTGTGTAATGCAGAGGGTTATGAAAAGTGTTATTAAAAAAAATAATAAGAAAGGTATTGATTATTATTTTATTTTAATATATAATTTATTTTAGAAAGGAAAAAATATGTCATACAAAGAAACGATAGAAACGACAGTAACTTACCCAGACTTAGATGAAGAAGAGAAACAATCTCTTCGAGATAATCCTCAGACTTGGAGGGTTTTTGTAACAAAAACAGTTACTGAGGAGTATGTGGTAGAAGCACTATCTAAAGATGAAGCTGAGTATCAGGCAAGAGATAAGTCAGAGAATCATACACGACCAGAAGGTTGGGAAGTAGAAGATGTAACTGTTGATTCGTCTGAACTTGATAGATGCACATATCAAGATGATGAGATAGAATTTTTAGAAGAGGAGGTATTAGATGTCACATAGTGGTAACGAGATGTTAAAGGAAGATGCTTTCGAAGAAGTAAAGCAACAATACATAGATGAAGGGCATACAGAAGAACAAGCAGAAGCACTTGCATTAAAGTTTGCAGAAGATAATCCAGACTTCTGGATAAAGGAAGAACCTTTTAACTATAACGCAGAATGGAGGTCATAATATGACAATAGATTTAACAGAGTATAAATCTGCTGAAGAACAAGCACTAAAAGAACTGTTAGTAGATTACTCTAATAAGTATGAACACATATGCTCAGTAGCTAGAGAGCATGAACTGTTACCTACAGAAGAAGAGTTGCAGTCTAAGATACAACTAGTATGCGATAAACTAGGTTGGACTTTAGAAGAAGCACAAGACTATGCAGACTTTATTGCAAATAGATACTAATTAATAATAATATATAGTAGTGTTAACGAATATATATTATAATTAATTAAATATTAAATGGAGAAACTATGAAAAATTTATTTGGAAAATCAAGAAAAGTTGACAATCCCTATGCTACTTACAAGCTAGGCGATTTCGAATGGAGAGTTTTAAAAACTTATCAAAGAAAAGATAAGGAAGATAGTAACCAATATGCTAGGTGGTTTACTGTATGCAGGTCACCTATGACATATGGTAGTTGGGAGTATGGAGATATGTATATTGGAGAACTAATGAGCATGAATCCAGAACTCACACAAGCTACTGATGAATGGAAAGAAACCTATGTTTAAAATACTAGGTGGTATAGAAATGATTGTATTACTTTTAGTAATACTTTTATGGTTGATAAAAGAAAAATTATATTAGGATAACACATGAAAAAATATATACACATAAACCAACACGTTATTAAAGCTAACCACAAGAACAACGAAAGAAATCCTGTGATTACTGTGAAGACATACAAGAGCAACGACTATGCTCATGAGGTGCAGATACTAGGTGAGAGTAAGGTTGTGTATAGTCCAGATAAACCTTTGTCTTGTGGTGCAAAGGTCTGGATAGAAACAGATGCAGAAGTAAATATGGTGCAGACAAGAAACACGTACAGGAAACTGCTTAAATAGATTCCTAGTCCCTTCTATCTGGGAATAAACAAAGCCATAGTAACACTTAGGTAGAGGGTGTATAAATATTTCAGACTACCTGCTTGACAGAAGTGTGTCCAACCTGAGTAGGTTGTTAAACTGCTCACATAATATGGAGAAACAAATGAAGCTACGACAACAACAGATAACTAGAGTAGAGCAGATACTAAGTGACCTTGAAAGAAAGGTAGAGGAAATGGAGCAACAAGATTACATTACATATGATTTAGGTAAAGACCTAGAGAATATTTCATTCATGATTGATATGTTAAGAGAGGAGATTGAAAATGAAGTTGACTGAAAAAAATATAGATGAAGTAGTTAAATTGGTTAAAGATAATATAGGTGCAGAGTTTGATTCTGAAACTAAATTATTATATGCTTTTCAAACAGTAGTAGAATGGTTAGAGGAGAATAAAAATGAGTAAAAGATATACATCAACAATAAGTATAACATGGGAAGGTAACATGCTTGATGCAGAAAACATGAAAGAATATATTAAACAATTAAAG